TGATTTGTTAGCGTAAACAATTATTTTTTATAATGGAGGTTACATGATGGGTGATTTATATATTGGAATACAAGTTATTTACCGTGAAAAAGAAGGACTATACGAATGTCGCGCCCACGCGCCTAATACTATTGGAACTGCTATTTCACATGATAGCAATTGTGAAAAAGGCATACATCGAAGTATTGAACATTATTTTAAGACACAGTGGAGTCTGATAAATAGTCACTTAAATTTGGATCAAATTCAGGATGATCTCGGTGGAACTTAACATGTGCATCTTTTATTGCTTCGTCCTCCTATTCTCTTTCTATGGTATAGGAAGCGATAACCCGGCCGTTTGTTTTTGATCCTTCTTTTTGGTCGGTAAAACTTACATTGTATTTTTTCATATTGTCGAATTCCTTTTAAGGGGTTTACGATATGCTAACGCCGTAATAACCAGCGCGGCTTTTTGCGTCTGGTGAATTAACTTGTTAGGGGGAAATTATGGGACAAAAATTAACGTCAATCACGAGAATCACTGACTTGAACAACTTTCCCGTCGATGAACTCGAAGCCTCCACGATTGAGTATAAAAGCCAATCGCCTTGCTATTTCAAAATTGCTGAGTGGCTCACTGTTGTTTATTCCTTTTTCTTTTTTAAGGGAATTAACCCGATTACGAAGCGTGACCTTTTCAGCCTCAAGCTTAGCAATTTTATTTTGAAGTTTCGCATTTTCAGACTTCAATGCTCTAATGTTTTTCTTGAGTTGGATATTTTCAGACTTGAGTGTCGTTACGGACATCGTAAGTTTCCCCTTTTTCGTTTAAAAAATTAGGAGTATTCCCAAAATGAATTATTCAAATATGGTTGAAACGTTGGGCGGCATAGTGCGAACTATAAATATGTTGTTCGCTGGCAAAAAGGGGGTGGTTGGTAATGGCTCCCGCATGAATTTACTTATACCCGCTTGCCTTGGCGACGGCAAAAGCATAAAGCATGGTGAGGCTTGCATCTTGGCCGCAACCCCGGCAGTAGTCGGAGAACTCTTGTGGGTGGACGACCACCTTCTCGACGATCCAACCATTCGCAATATGTTTCGCGTTTTCATTGTCGCAGCTTTCCAGCCACCTATTATAGGTGGCTGGAGAGTTCGTCATCGAGGAGAGCAAGGAAGGAATCATATTCAATTCCCGCAATTGATAGTGATATTTTTTTCGGCACAAATAAAGCTCCTTTTTAATTAAGGGTTTACGAACGCTAACGTTTGAAATAACCAGCGCGCTTTTTGCGTCTGGTTGATTGATTTGTTATAATAATTTTAAGGAGAACATAAAAATGTATGCTTGCCCAAAACAAGTACCGATTGAATGTATACCGTCTGATTTGCATAAAAACATAATACTTAACAGTTCTACTGGGGCTGTTATATTAATGAAGAGTTTTGAACTTCCATTATTGCCTTTTTCACTTGATCCCAAGCTTCGTGAAGTAAAAATCGACGATTTGTTTCAAATGGCAGAATACCTTCTGTCGGAAATATTATCTCGATCTCTGCCCCACCAATATAAGGAATAAATATGTGAACTTTTCGGGTTGACCAGAAATGCTGGTGCACACTTGTGTTTTATCATTTGTCTTTGACATAGTGGTTTCCTTTTATAATAATTTTAAGGAGTTAATATGGGTACTAATAAATTATCTTTTTCGCGGTCGTCTGTTTGTTCTGTTACTCATGATGACCCTCGGTGGTGGAGTTCCCGTACCTTGCTCAGCATTGTATGGATCAGAAGGTGTGCGTTTGGGAGGTGGTTGTTTAAGAAAGCTATTTTTATTTTCTATCGCTTGATGATCTTCAAAATATGTTTCAAGATTTGTCATTCTTTTGTCAAGATCGGTTATCGCCAATTTTGTCTCGGTGTCAAGTGCGATGTATTTAAACGCTTTAGAGATTTTGCCCATTTTTTAAAGTCTCCTATTGATGATTAACAATTATAACGCATAGATCAGCGAGCGCGGCTTCTTGCGTCCGCTGAATTAACTTGTTAGCGAAAGGAATTAACTATGAGTGGATTATTTGGTAGCACAAAAATACCAGCCGTTGTAGCAGCTCCAATTATACCAACGCCGACAGTGATGCCGATGGCAAATGATGACGCAATGAGGAAGAAAAAGAAACAGTCACTTCTTGCGCAGCAACAACGTGGGGGACGGGCGTCAACAATTTTAAGCACCGAAGACAAACTGGGATAATATTATGACAAAAATAGAGCAACTCAAAAAACAGGGCAAGGCCTTATTCGAAGGAAGAGGTAATTTATTGGCCTTGTGGCAGGAGATTGCCAATCAGTTTTATCCTGAACGAGCAGATTTCACACAGTCTCGTGAAATTGGTAGTGAGTTTGCTTGTGGTCTTGACACCAGTTACCCAATACTTGCCCGAAGAGATTTGGGTAATCAGATTGGTGGAATGCTAAGGCCCACCAACAAAGAATGGTTCTCAGTAATCAAAAGATATGACGAGAATCTTGACACCTCCGGTCAGCAGTGGTTGGAATGGGTAAGTAAGGTTCAGAAGCGAGCGATGTATGATCCTGTCGCTATGTTCACCAGGGCAACAAAGGAAGGCGATCACGATTGGGCGGCGTTTGGTCAATGTGTCCTTAGTGTCCGAATGAATATGGCCGAAAATGCGTTGCTCTATCGCTGTTGGCATCTCCGGGATGTGGCCTGGCAGGAAGATTATATAGGCAGGGTTAATACCGTGTATAGAAAGTGGAAACCGACAGCATTGGTGTTGCACCAAATTTTCGGAGACAAGATTCACAGGAAAGTGAAAGAATGTTTAAAAAAAGATCCATATACAGAAATTAACGTTTGGCATTGTGAGGTGCCTTCATTAACTTACGATGGTGATACTGATTGGGGCGATAAACCCATGGTCAGCGTCTATTTTGACGTGGAGAACAATCACATTATGGAAGAAGTGGGTATTTATGAAGGGGAATATGTTATCCCCAGGTGGCAAACAGTCTCCGGGAGTCAGTACGCTTTCTCTCCCGCTGTTACCGCTGCTCTTCCGGATGCCCGGCTTCTTCAATCTGTGGCAAGTGTCCTTCTGGACGCTTCTGAAAAGATCGTGACACCACCTATAGTGGCGGTTCAGGAAGCAATGAGATCAGATATCAGTGTGTATGCTGGTGGGATCACATGGGTTGATGCGGATTACGATGAACGTTTAGGTGAGGTATTGAGGGAGATTCAGCAACGAGGTAATCTACCTGTTGGATTTGAGATGCAAGCCGATACTCGTAATATGATTGCTGAGGCATTTTTTTTAAACAAGCTGACACTCCCCCCTCCTGTCCCAGGGATGACCGCTTATGAAGCTTCTGAACGGGTTGCTGAGTACATTCGGTACGCTCTGCCGTTGTTTGAACCCATGGAAGCAGAAAATAATGCGGCAATATGTGAGAAAACATTCAACATATTGCAAAGAAACGGGGCTTTCGGTGGCCCTGATAACATGCCTGAATCACTTTATGGAAGTTCCATTAGTTTTCGGTTTGAGTCACCGATGAGGGAAGCTGTTGAGCGGATAAAAGGTCAGAAATATGTTGAAACCAGAGATATGATTGCTGCGGCTATGGAACATGATCCGGGGACAACGCATATTGTGGATCATGTGGAAGCGGTACGAGATGTTCTTGAAGCCATCGGATCACCTGCCAAATGGCGTCGAACAAAAGATGAAGTCACTGCTTTACAAGTTCGCGATGTTCAGGCGGCAGAAATGCAACAGGCGTTACAAACGGCACAACAGGGAGTCGATGTCGCCAAAACCGCAGGGGAGGCGGGAATAAATGGGTAAAAAAATAAATATGCCATATGTGGAGTGGGATAAAATACTTCCTTCCGATTCCCTTGCGTCAGTATCTACAGCATTCAAATCCCTTGAGAAAGGTACAGCATCCGAACCCCAACAGAAGCTTATTTTGGATTTTATGATTCGTATCGGTTGCAGAACGTATGACACAGACTGGTTTTCAGAAGAAAGAGTGTCCTGCTTTGCTGCGGGGCGCAGGTATGTTGGGCAACAGATATGTCGTATGCTCAATTATAAAGTAGGTAAACTTAAATCTTAAACAGAGGATAATATATGAAAAATTATCGCAAAACAGCAATTCAACCGATGCGTCCGTACATTTCGGGAGAAGATACAACAGGATGGTCCATCAGTGAGAAAGACACTCTTGAAGTTGGCGGAATGGTTGCACATGATGATGCCGGTTCTCAGTGGTATGTATCGGAAGAGTTTTTCAAAAAGAATTATGAGCTGTGTGTGGATCATCCTGTTAAAACGTTACATAATTCCGAAGTATCCGGGGCAAGAAAAAACGTAAAAGACATTCACATTGTTGGAAATGGTGATTCTTTTCGTTTACTGTGTAAGGCTTCCAGCGAAAAGGAAGGATGGATGAAAAGCACAAAAGCGATGGATGTCCAGAGCGGGTGCGTGGTGCAGGTCAGCACTCAACAGAGAAACCCGGATGGCAGTTACGTTGTGGCAGAGGCGTTAACCTTTGTTCCCGGTGCTGTCATTGTGGACGATTGCAACAATGGAAGAAAATTGGTAATTTAAATAACAAGGAGCATTAAAAAATGGCTGATACCCCCGATGTTTTGGGCGCAGCAGAAACAGCGTTCAACGAAGCGGAAACCAATTTCACAGAATCAGAAACCAGTTTTACTGCCGCTCAAGACGCATATAAAGCGGATGAAACTGATGAAGCGTTGAAAACCGCTTTTACCAACGCGGAGACCGCTTTCAAAACTGCCACAGAAACAAGAGACAGCACCAAGACCGCACTGGATGAACTAAAAGCTTCTTCCGTCAAAGGTTACTGGCCCGAAGATTGGAAAGAGAAGTACGTTGAGAAACAGGAAGGGTTGGACGACGCCGGTAAAGATAAGTTGATGAAGCGTCTTTCCAGGTATGCTTCACCACGCGCGGCTCTGGATGCGATGGTCAACGCTCAGAATAAAATTTCCAAAGGGATGACCAAAATTCCAGGTAAGGATGCAACCAAAGAAGAGATCGCCCAATATCGCAAAGATATTGGAGTGCCTGACGATGTTAAAGGATATGACCTCACGTTGTCTGATGGAATGGTGATCGGTGACGACGATAAGGAAGCCATTGACGCTTTTCTTGAAACAGCACATGCCGGAAATTACAATCAACAGCAGGTTACTGACGGCCTCAACTGGTACTATAAACAACAGGAAGCTATTGCCGCTGCTCAACAAGAAGCCGACGCCATACATCGCGCCGAGGTTGTCGAACAACTGAGAACAGAATGGGGGCCTGAATATCAGGCGAACCGTAACCTGATGGCTAATTATCTCACCTCTGATTTCGGGGAAGGGGTGGCCGAAATGATCACCGGCGCCAGGCTGGCTGATGGGACACCTTTTGCCAACC